TTTGGTAAATTTATTACTCCAGAAGAATTTGCTGATGACATGTTAAAAGGTTTAGATCCAGATGATAAAGATACATGGAAAGAAGTTTTAAATCGTTATGGTTTAGAAAGTTTTGAAGGAAATATTAAAGAATTAAAAGACTATATTATGGAAACTTTAAGAACAGGATCAGCACAACAAATTAGAGAAAATATAAAATATTTAAATGAAAAAAGACAGAAGCCAACACAAAAACAATTAGGTGTAACTTATATACAAAGAGAAGAAGATTACAAACAAAACCAACCTAAAGCAGATACAGCATTATATAAAACATTCCAAAGTGCAGGATTCCAAGGAACTGAAGATGAATTCTATGGTGATTTCTTCCCTGATTTAAATCGTTCTGAACAACAGCTATTAACTAAAGCTGGGAAAGACGATCCATTGAAAACATGGGGTCTAGATATGAGCGATCCATTTGCTTCTTTAGGTACTATTGAAAGTTTCTTTGATGATGATAAAGATGATAAAGATACAGATGACGATGATTCTGCTCCAGAAAGAAGTTACTTTAAAACTGATGTAGAAGATGATGATTGGGGCTTTAGTCCTAAGAAGAAAGAGAAGCAAGTATTAGACGAATTTACTACTTTATTCAAAGGATTGTAAACATTTTTTATAATTTAGTGTGTATATTAATAGTAATAAGTATCATTTTTCATGGCCGATTTCTCATTAGCTATTAATTTAATTCGTAAATATGAGGGATTTAATGAAAAAGCATATCCAGATCATTATGAAGATAAGGAGCCATATACCATTGGTTATGGAACACAATTTTATCCAGATGGTTCTCCTGTAAGAAAAGGACAACGATGTACCAAAGAAAAAGCATTAGAATTTTTATTCAATGAAATTGAAGTAATAAATAATGAATTAATAAGATTAAATTTACCGTTAGATGAATATATGAGACAAGCATTAATTTCTTTTATTCATTCCGTTGGTTGGGAATCGTTCTTATATAGTCAAATTATTGATTGTATTGAAAATGAAAATTTTGGTGGAGTTTGCGAAGATATAGGACGTTGGATCTTTGATGAAGAATATCAAGTAATTGGTGGTTTATTAGATAGAAGAAAAGAAGAAATAAAATTATTCTTAACTGAGATCCATATCAATGACTGGAAAACTAGCCAAATTCTTTTAAATGCTTTTAATACTTTTAAAAGTACACCAGGGCAAATACGAGCAATACAAAAATTAGAAGAGAGTATTAATCCATACATTCTTAGTGATTTTGCTAACGGTTATAAAGTTGATATTAATGGTTTGGATAGCTACGCTGAAGATGATTTCATGTACGTTTCTGTAAGGGTGTGAATTAGAATGAATGAATCAACGAGAGATGAAATGACAAAATCAGCAAAACAAGGAGAATTCGTACTTCCATTAGAGTTACAGTTTTCCATGAGAAAAGCTGAAATCAATGCTCAAGAGATGACATGGGAACAATTATATTCAGCCTTACTTAATCTTTACTATCAACGCCTAATGGAATGGCATGCAGTTAAAGAGCTAATGTCTGCAGAAAATATACAATTAGATTTTGATATACCTACTGATATAGAACTACAAAAGTTAGCACAGGAATGTATGACGATTGAAGAAGAAGACGATGAGGAAGAAGATCCTTTTACTCCTGCTTAACCCAAGAGTTTATTTAAATACCATTTAGCTTTCTTTAAAGACTCAACACCGCCTTTGTGTTTTTCTCTCCATAGATATTTAATAATATTTCCTTTTAAATAGCCACGAAATTCTTCTGCACTTAATTGAGCTTCGATAGCATCAATGCATTCAATTGATCCAGCTGCATAATGCATTGGACGATCTACATTATCAAATTGATGCATCCGACTATCATTTGGATCATATGCATTTTCTTTTTTTCTTGAATATATTTCGATTTCTTTTTCAGAGTAATCCATACTTTTATTTATAAATTCAGTAATTTCTTTCCATGCTAAATCATTTACTTTGCTTACGTCTATATCTCTGAGCAACTCAATATCTTTACCAATATTAGAGACTTCTTTTTTTTCTGCTTCTGGACCAGCCATACGCATTTTAGGAGATGTCTCGTCTATTGGCTCAAGCCACGTCTCATCAAGGACTGTTTTTTCATTTGCTCTGACGGAGATCCTAGTGCTATCAGGAGCTTTGGAGATTTTGGAGATGAACCTGGAAATTGGCCCGAGTCTTCCATTGATGGGATGTAACCTGTTAGTCCTGCTCTCTGGCTTTTGTCTCTCTTGTTTGCTTCTATCGCTAGATTCTCTCTGTCCATTCCTGTCTCGCATGCAGTCAATCCACGATTGTATTGATCATACAAGGGAACGTCATTATTTTCATTACTTATTGGTTGACCAAAATCTTCTATTGCTAAAGAAGGACAATCTAATTCGTCTTTAACAAAATCACCTAAGAATTTTTTTGAGTATCCAGCCATTGGAATATACGAGTCTTGATGTACTCCTTTTACAATATTATCATGGCAAGTTTGTACGATCCTAATTACGATCCTCAAAAGGATTCTGGTACTTCAGGAGTTGAAGTCTCTGATCTTAATCCTGAAAAATTATATGATACAGATTTAAGACGAGTTGATCCAGAGCAAAGAAGTAATTTAGAAGTTAACGATAAACAAGAGCGTGTTTCTAAATTTATGAAATCAGCTCGTGCAGCAGGTAAATATAAACAGAATGCAGGTATATCTGAGCCTACTATTAGAGGAAAAACTCCTGTAGGGAAAGCTCAAATAGCAGGAGTAGAGCTACCAAGTTTAAGAGGAAGAAATTATGGACCTCCTGGAGGTGGAGCTACTGAATATGCTCATAAACCTAAACCAAGTTTTGGAAGACCTTTTACTTAAACAGTTGCACAAACAACTTCTTTAGGTTGGTTTTGATATTTACCTTTACGATCTTTATAGCTAACCATACAAGATTTACCACGGAAAAATAATAATTGTGTGATTCCTTCATTTGCATATATACGGTTAAATAAACCTGTTGAATTGCTTATTTGCAAAGTTAAATAACCTTCCCAACCACCTTCTGCTGGTGTGATATTACAATGTATTCCTGTACGTGCATAGCTTGATTTACCAGCAGGTAAAACAGTCACATCTTCTGGAAGTTTTAAACGTTCATGAGCAACACATAAACAATATCCATAAGGAGGTAATAAAAAGTATTCTCCTTTTTCGTCTTCTCTTAATTCTGTTTCTTTTAATATAGATTTATCAAAGCTTTTTGGATCACATACACCTGCAGATGTTCCACCAAATAACAAACATTCTTTAGGAGATAAGCGAATATCATAACCATAAGAACCCAGACCATAACTAAGAATTTTACGATTATTTTCTTCTCTTACAACATGATCAACAAAAGGTTCAATTAATTTATCTCCTAATGATAATGCTTTAATTTCCCAATCACAAAGGATACTCATAATTCTCCAGTCAGTTTTTTTAGTATAAGAACATCAACATAAAATGCGACCTTTTTCAGAATATATTCCAATAAATCTTTCAGTCATTTCTGTTGGATTATCAATAGGAGGAAGATAGACAAGAAAAGAAGTACAAGTCTTATGTTTGCTAACACCAGTGCTCGTATTTTTCAAGAGTAAAGGAGCAGTTTTTAATATACAGATAGGAAAATCAAATATTTTTTGTTCATAACGGATCATGTCAGGACAATTTGTAAAATATAAACCTTGTTTTATATCACCTGATAACCATGAATTATATAGTTTTCTAAACCAAACAGCATGAGATGAAGTCAAAGTAGGAGAAGATGCTCTAGTCATTTTCCATTTATCATTTTTTTTATCCCAGAAGTATGCCCCTCTAGGTGGAAAAAGATAAACACTTCCATACCATTGCTGACAATTTAAACCATCATCTGATGGGCAGAAATATTCAGTAGCTTCTATATATTTATTGGCAACTTTAGAACTAGCTACATCTAAATCTATACCTTCTAGAAGAGCATGTGCTGCTGCTACTAGATCATAATTAGTAATTAGTTCTAAATCTTCACGACGCTTCTTTATATCGTGTATTGCCATTAGGTTTTAACATCTTCTAAATTATTGTAATCAATTTCAAAATAACGCATACCTTGTTGATCATTAATTACGTAACCAGCTTTTTCTTCAGGGTTTATTTTTTGAGCAGCTTCTAATATCCTTCTAAAACTTTCTGCTAAATCATCTTTATTATTTCTTTCTGAATCTTCTTTAGCAGAATTTAATTCTTCTAAGGTTAAAAAGAACATTGATCGTTCTTTATTATTAGGCTGAAAAGCCATAACTCCTGGACCTTCAGCTTCCCACATTTTTATATATTGTTGACCCATATCACCAAGAATAAACTTGATTGTGGTATCTAACATCTTTACTTTGGTTTCATCCATTTCTGGACCAATGATTGATGCTAGGAGGCGTTCTCTTCTATTCATTTTTCTAATATTTC